GGTATCAAAGTTCGCGGTACTGGATGCGCCACCAAAGGCGTGATGGCCCGTGGCCCAATGGCGTAAAACATGAACTACACTGAGCTTGTAACTGCGGTCTCCGATTACACGGAGAATACGTTTGAGACCTCTGAGATGAACACGTTCATCCAGCAGGCCGAGCAGCGCATTTACAATACGGTTCAGTTCCCGTCGCTTCGCAAGAACGTGACAGGTACGATTACGGCCAACAACAAATACCTGTCTTGCCCTTTGGACTACTTGTCAACTTTCTCGTTGGCAGTAATTGACGCTACGGGCGCGTACGAGTATTTGCTGAACAAGGATGTGAACTTCATCCGCCAAGCATACCCCCAGCCCACCGATACAGCCATTCCAAAGTACTACGCTTTGTTTGGCCCCAACTCTGCTGTGGCAAACGAGTTGTCATTCATTCTTGGCCCAACGCCAGACGCAACCTACACAGTTGAGTTGCACTACTTCTACTATCCAGAGTCTATCGTAACTGCAAGCACCACATGGCTTGGCGATAACTTTGACACCGTACTACTGTACGGCACTTTGGTGGAAGCATATACATTCATGAAGGGCGAGACCGACATGATGCAACTATATGACGGCAAGTACAAAGAAGCGCTTGCGTTGGCTAAACGTTTGGGTGATGGTCTGGAGCGGCAAGATGCTTACCGTTCTGGTCAGTTTAGACAGGCGGTGACCTGATGGCGATTCAACAAACCACGACTACCAGCTTCAGAGTTGAGTTGCTTCAGGCAATTCACAACTTTGGCCCAACGTCACCTAACACTTTCAATATTGCTCTGTATACAGGCGCGTCCAGTATTGGCCCAACAACAACTGTTTACACAACAGCTAATGAAGTAGTGGGTACGGGCTACACCGCTGGTGGTAATACGTTGGTGATTTCAACGTCGCCTACTTCGGCCAACAATTCAAGCTTTGTACCCACTGCGTTTATTTCGTTTAGTAATACAAGCTGGACAAGCGCATCGTTTACATGCCGTGGCGCTTTGATCTATAATTTCACACAGGGCAATAAGTCTGTAGCGGTGTTGGACTTTGGTTCAGACAAAACTGTATCCAATGACACGTTTCAGATTATTTTTCCAACTTCCGATGCCAATAGCGCCATTGTGCGCATCTCTTAAGGAAACATATGTTAGTAACAACGACTAAAGGCGAAATGGACGAATCTTTGCTTGAAAAGCGAGAGGGTACCGTAGATAATGACACCGAGTACACAACTTGGGTTGAGTACTGGCTGGGGGAAGAGTTGGTTCATAGATCCGCTCATGTAAGTTTAAAGCAACCTGCTACTTTTGCTGGCGCAGAAGCGGCTTCTTTTTAAAAAGGTAATATCATGGCAAATACTCAAGCAATGTGCACTTCGTTTATGGGCGAACTCATGACGGCCACCCATAACTTTGGTGTCGCACCCACTCGCGCAACTACAACTGTTGACTCGTTTAAAGCGGCGCTGTATCTGGCCTCGGCAACGATGAACGCCGGTGCAACGGTTTACACCTCTACAGGCGAAGTGACAGGTACAAACTATACCGCAGGCGGTGTGGCGGTAACTATGGGTACTGCCCCTACGGCAACAAACTCTTCCGCTACTGCGGGCGTGGCTTTTGTTACTCCCTCGGCCTCAATTACGTATACTAACGTGACTTTGAGCACAGCATTTGATGCAGTGTTGCTTTACAACTCTACACAGTCAAATAAGGCGGTTAGTGTGCACACGTTTGGTAGCCAAACTATCACGGCGGGTACATTCACTTTGACCATGCCTAGCAACACTACCACCACAGCTTTGTTGCGCTTGGCAACTACCTGATAGGTAACAAATGGCGGCCTCCGGCTGGGGCAACGGTAGCTGGGGCGACTTTGGCTGGGGAGGGATTGGTGGAGCCGCAACAGGTGTAACTGCAACGGGTGCCACAGGCTCTGTTGCGACTGTTGTAACTGTCGCCCTCTCCGGTGTAGCTGCTTCGGGTGCTGTTGGTTCCGTTGCTGAAACCAGCAACATAGCGGAAAATGGCAATCAGGCTTCCGGCGCTGTCGGGTCTGTTGTTTCGTCACGCCTTGTTGCGCTGTCAGGTGTAGCTGCCGCTGGGGCCGTTGGATCAGTAGCCGAATCAAGCGACCGTACAGAAGACGGTAATCAAGCAAACGGTGCGGTAGGCTCCGTAACCGCTTCATTAACACGCGCCCTTACCGGCGTTTCCGCTTCCGGCGCTGTCGGTACAGTTACTGCTCTTAGTTTCAATGGTGCGGAACTTACGGGTGTAGCCGCTTCGGGTGCTGTTGGATCAGTCACTGAGACAAGCAGCATAGCGGAAGATGGCAATCAGGCATCAGGAGCTGTTGGTTCTGTAGCTTCGTCTCGGGCAGTGGCTCTGTCAGGGGTCTTTGCTTCTGGTGCGGTCGGATCAGTCGCCGAAACCAGCACTGTCGCCTTGTCAGGGGTCTTTGCTTCTGGAGCCACGGGGTTGGTTGGCGTGGGCAGGAGCATATCTGGCGTATCCGCTTCAGGAGCTGTTGGATCAGTCACCGAGACAACCACCATCACAGAAGATGGTAATCAGGCAAGCGGCGCTGTTGGATCAGTCGCTTCTTCGCGCTCTGTTGCTATTACAGGCGTGGGTGCATCGGGCGAGGTGGGAACCGTTGCTGAAACAAACTCTATTGCTCTTACTGGCGTATCTGCTTCTGGTGCAGTAGGTGTTCTAAGTACTTCCCAAGCCCTTTCAGGAGTTTCTGCTTCAGGGGCTGTAGGATCAGTTACAGAAACCAATAGCCCAACAGAGAATGGAAATCAAGCAAGTGGTGAAGTAGGCTCAGTCACTTCTTCGCGTTCAGTAGCAGTGTCAGGCGTTGCGGCTTCTGGTGCTGTGGGGTCTGTGACAGAAGTAAGCACAATTACTCTTATAGGTGTTAGTGCATCGAGTGCTGTTGGATCAGTAAGCCCCGCACAGGCTATTTCAGGAGTTTCTGCTTCTGGAGCAGTGGGCTCCGTTACAGAGACTAATAACCCCACAGAAGACGGTAATCAGGCAAACGGCGCAGTAGGCTCCGTCGCTTCTTCGCGTTCGGTAGCCATCACGGGTGTATCTGCTTCTGGAGCAGTAGGCGCTGTTGCTGAAACAAACTCTATTGCTCTTGCGGGCGTTGCCGCATCTGGCTCAGTAGGCTCCGTCAGCACTTCTCAGGCCATTTCAGGTGTATCAGCCTCTGGCGCTGTCGGATCAGTCATAGAAACCAATAGTCCCACAGAAGACGGCAATCAGGCAAACGGTGCCGTTGGGTCAGTCGCCTCCTTGCGTTCGGTGGCCATCTCGGGTGTATCAGCCTCGGGTGCTGTTGGTTCTGTGGCAGAGGTAAGCGCGATTGCTCTCACAGGTACTGGCGCATCGGGTGCTGTTGGATCAGTCAGCACTTCACAAGGCATATCTGGGGTTTCAGCCTCCGGTGCAGTGGGGTCAGTCACAGAAACCAACAACCCAACGGAAAACGGGAACCAAGCAAACGGAGCTGTTGGGTCTGTCGTTTCATCTCGTTCAGTAGCAATTACAGGTGTTGTCGCTTCCGGCGCTGCCGGGTCTGTTACCGAGACAAGTTCTGTTGCTGTCACAGGGGCCGCTGCTTCTGGCGCGGTTGGAAGTGTTGCATTTACAGAATCTTTTGCGCTAACCGGTGTCTCTGCTTCTGGCAGCGCAGGCACTGTTATACCTTCCCGGTCAATTGCCTTGACTGGTGTTTCTGCTTCTGGCGCTGTGGGCACGGTAACAGAGGCAAATACAATTTCCTTAACAGGGGCAGTTGCCGCAGGTGCCGTTGGCTCTGTTGCCGAAACAAACACAATCAGTTTGTCTGGCACCGCTGCCGCAGGTGCAGTTGGATCAGTTACAGAAACTAATAGCCCTACCGAAGATGGCAATCAAGCAAACGGGGCGGTCGGCTCTGTTGCTTCTTCACGTTCTGTAGCTATTACAGGCGTTGGGGCTTCCGGTGCGGTTGAATCTATGGTTGCCAGCACTAATCAAGGTGCAACCCTGACCGGCGTTGGGGCCTTTGGCGCGGTTGGTTCTGTGAGTACTTCTCAGGCAGCGTCAGGTGTGTTGGGTTCTGGCGCGGTTGGATCTATGACTGCCAGCGTTGTTCAAAGCGCAGTTCTGACCGGTGTATCGGCTTCTGGCGCAGTTGGGTCGGTTACTGAAACTAACAGTCCTACAGAAAACGGCAACCAAGCTTCTGGTGCGGTTGGATCAGTGGGAAGCAGTGTCGTAATTGCTCTGACAGGCGTGGGCGCAGTAGGTGCAGTTGGCACAGTTGCACAAGGCAAGAGCATCGGTCTTAGCGGCGTAGATGGCCAAGGCAATGTGGGTAGTGTTGCAAGAGGCGAAACGCTTTTACAACTGATTGGTGTAAACGCTGAAGGGCAGATAACTTCTCCGGGCGTTAACCGAGACACCACGGTGTCAGGCGTGGCCGCAACAGGACAAGTAGGGTCAGTAGCCCGCTCTTTCCTTATCGGGCTTTCAGGCGTTAGCGCGCTGGGTACGGCTGGTTCTTTTACTATCCCTTTGGGTGCCGTTTCTGCGGCAGGAGCAACTGGGGCAGTCAACAGTGCCTTTGAAATTGCGTTGACTGGTACGGGAGCAACTGGGGCAGTAGGCGCGGTAGAAGTAGCCTCTCGGTCTTTAGCGTTGACCGGAACTGTAGCAGAGGGCTCCACAGGTGAAGTAATTGCGGTATATTGGAAACCAATAGATGACAGCCAGAACGCAAACTGGCAAAATGTCACTAATTCGCAGACGCCTGATTGGACTACAGTCACGACAGCACAAACTCCCGATTGGGAAGAAATCGTAACTTAAGGATTTTAAAATGCCTACAGCATATACATCTCTACTTGGTTTAGCACTGCCAGTCACGGGTGAACTGAGCGGCACATGGGGTGATACAGTAAACAACTCCATTACATCCTTGCTAGACACCTCTGTTGCGGGAACAACTAACGTTAGTACTGACGCAGATGTCACACTGACTACAACTACGGGCGCTTCAAACACCGCTCGGCAGGCCATCCTTTTGTTCTCAGGGGCACGTACGGCATTGCGTACGGTTACAGCGCCAGCCCAGTCAAAGATTTATACGGTTATCAACGCCACCACAGGGGGCTTCTCTGTTAAGTTGGTTGGTGCTGGCCCAACGACTGGTGTGACCATTGTTGCTGGCGAGTCTGCTGTTTGTGCATGGAACGGCTCTGACTTTGTGAAGGTGAGTAACACGGGCGGCATAGCTTCGTTCACCAACGTCACTGTTACAGGTACAACCACTTTATCTGGCCTGACTGCTTCTACTGCGCTGGCACTGGATGCAAGCAAGAACGTAGTGAGCGTGACGAATACGGGTACAGGCAACAACGTCTTGTCTGCTTCGCCTACATTGACTGGCACGATTGGCGCGGCATCTTTAACGCTTTCTACTGACCTGACCCTCTCTGGTGGTACTGCTAACGGAGTTGCGTATTTAAACGGCTCTAAGGTTGTTACAAGCGGTTCTACATTTCAATTTGATGGAAGTGGAAAACTTGCTCTTGGTAACGTAGCGCATACATCATTTATTCCAACAACTTCTCTGACTCTTGGAAATTCTAGTGCTAATGCTGAAATCCGCATGGGTCAAGTAGATACAAGCGCATTGATTTCAAAGTGGGTTTACAACGCAACTGTTGGTAATGCTTATGGTGCAATTGAAACTTATGGTCAATCAAACTATATTCAGTTTGGTGCTTCAGATTTCCGCTGGCAAATAGCCTTATCAGAACAAATGCGCCTAACCAGCACAGGTCTGGGTATTGGTACAAGTAGTCCTGCTTATAAGTTAGATATCAACACAGTAGGAGGCTCACAAGCTACGGCTCGTCTATATGGAAATGACCAATCCAATGTGCGTTTGCGTTTAGAAAATGCGGGTAGTGGTGGTCGTACTTGGGAAATAGTTGGTGGATTACCGGGCGCAAATAACGCTAACTTCAGCATCCGTGATGTGACGGGTAGTACTACACCACTGATAATCGACACCTCAGGCAATCTAGGCTTGGGAGTTACTCCTAGTGCTTGGAGTGCTTACAAAGCATTTCAAATGCAAGCCGGGTCGTTAATTACATTTAGCACAAACGACTGGCGCATGGTTCAAAACGTGGTGCGTACTGGAACCACTCTTGACTATTTGAACAATGGTCTAGCGCATATGTATCTGCAAGATGGTTCGAGCGGCGGTCACGTTTGGTACAACGCCCCATCAGGCACAGCAGGAAACGCCATTAGCTTTACTCAGGCAATGACTCTGGATGCTAGTGGGAATTTGCTTGTCGGTACTACGAGTGCAGGATATTCAGCTTCAGGTCGTGGACTTATTGAAATCAATGGCACTTCCGCACTGCTTGGATTTAAAACAGGTAATACGAATCGTGGTTATCTGTACACCCAAGGCACAGACATGATTGCTTGGGCTGAGACTGGTGCGTTTACTATTGGAACTGCTGGTGCATCTCCAATTATATTTACTACCAACAACACAGAACGTGCCCGTATAGACTCAAGCGGTAACTTTATGGTGGGGACTACAACACCAACTGCAAATTGCAAACTTACTGTAACTGGTGCTGGTATTTCAATTGCGGGTGGTCGAGGTTCTACTTTTGCATTGGCTTATCCTGATTGGTCAATCTACAACACAAGTAGTGGAAACGCATTAGCATTTGATAATGGATCAGAACGTGTCCGTATAGACTCAAGCGGTCGTTTGCTAGTTGGAACAACCACAACTAGTTTTGGTTCTCGTATCACTTCTTTCAACGACTCTTCTTATACATTTGAATCACAGCGAACAACTACAGCAAGCGAAGGTCATATTGCTTTTTCCAACGCTAATGGTGCTGTTGGTACAATTTTTACAAGCGGCACAACCACCAGCTACAACACTTCGTCTGACTACCGCCTGAAGAACATCACAGGCCCGATCACCAATAGCGGTGCGTACATTGACAGCCTGAACCCTGTTGAGGGCACTTGGAAAGCTGACGGGTCAACCTTTGTCGGCTTGATTGCTCACGAGGCACAAGAGGCATCTCGCACAGTTGTCGCAACAGGCGTTAAGGATGGCGAAGAAATGCAAGGCATGGATTATTCCAGCGCTGAAATCATTGCCAACTTAATTGCAGAAATTCAATCACTTCGTAAACGCCTAGCAGACGCTGGCATCTAATCTTTAAAAAGGAAACATCATGACTACGACTACAACTTGGACAGTTACAGCAATGGACTGCTACCCACAAGAAGACGGCAACACCGATGTCGTGTTCACCGTTCACTGGACTTGCTCTGGTACAGACGGTACATACAACGCTTCTGTGTACAGCACTTGCGGCATTCCTTTGACCGCTGGCACATTCACACCCTACGCACAGCTTACTCAAGCTCAAGTATTGGGTTGGATCTGGGCTAACGGTGTTGACCAGACTGCTACTGAAGCCGCTGTCGCACAGCAGATTGCAAATCAAGTAAACCCCCCAGTGGTCACACCCCCACTGCCTTGGGTAACAGCTTAACGGGAAGCCACCACCCGACTTTGGTGGCGCATTAAAGGAAACATCATGGGCAACAACACAAAGACCCCATTGAGTATCGACGGCGCAGAGTATCAGTTTGAAGATTTAACCGGTGAACAGCAGGTTCTTGTTAACCATGTTACTGACTTAGACCGCAAACTAGCCTCTGCTAAATTTAACGTTGATCAGCTCCAAGTCGGAAGAGACGCCTTCTTTGGGCTACTTAAGCGAGCATTAGCGCAGCCATCTGTGTCTAACGTAGAGCCTAAGTAAGCTAGAGGGCGGTGGTGCCCGCTTTTGAGGTCACGGTTTGTATTTAGAAGTTGTTTAACCATGATTGATCCAATCACCGCCCTAGCCGGTATTCAGTCCGCAGTAAAACTGATTAAGCAGGCTTCCAAGACCGTGGACGATGTGGCCTCGCTTGGGCCGATGCTGGGTAAGTATTTTGATGCTAAGTCAACTGCGGCTAAGGCTGTTGTAGAGTCTAAGAAAAAGGGTGGTTCCTCTATGGGGACTGCGCTTCAGATTGAAATGGCGCTTGACCAAGCCAAGACGTTTGAAGCTGACTTGCAGATACTGTTCATGCAGGCTGGCAAGATTGATGTGTGGAACAAGATTAAAGCCAGAGCGCAGGCAATGGATGTGGAAGATGCCCACACCGCTAGGCGGGAGAAGGAAGAAGAGAAGAAGCGCAAACAAAAAGAGCAAGACCAACTTGAAATTGGCCTGATGCTGGGTGGTCTTGCGATCCTGTTGTTTATGTTGTACGTTGGAATCTATGAGGTTATGGATCACTGCGCTAAAGTAAGGTGCGGGCGGTGAACGAGTACCAAAAAGCCGCTGACATGAGCTTCAAGATTATTGGTGCTTGGTGGGGTGCAAATCTGTTTTTAGACTTCATCAAGATATTGCCGAACTTTATTTCGGACAAGATTGTGAATAAAGTACTTGGAATGGTTGGTCTATGAGTGACGAGAAGCCAGCAGACGTATTGAGTAAGGTGCTGTCCTACGTAGACAGCCCGTTTAAACTGTTTGCGCTGATACTCATGGCGGTGTTTGCTTTCTCTGGGTACTTTGTCTGGCAGAACCAGTCGTTCCTATTTGAAGCGTACAAAGAGAATAAGAAGCTCCCAACGATTGCAGAGGACAGGGCGGAAGACGTTGCAGCACATTTGTTCAAGAACACCAATGCGGCGGTGGTTGCGATATTCAAAGTCAACCCTCTGTTTGGTACAAGGGTGCTATATCGGGCGTATACCCGCGAGGGCAGGGACAGAACCCATGAAGGTTTAGACGTAGGGTTGTTTACACAGAGTTCAGCCAACAACCGTGATGTGGTTGCGTTGATGGCCAATGAGATACCTTGTAGTGAATATGCCGCGCCCCAAAGCGAGATTGGATTGTGGTATATCGACAAGGGTGTAACCTTTGGATGCCGGGTCAGTGTGCCGCCAGAGCAGGGCCGGTTTGTTGGACAGATTACGGTCGGGTGGGAAAAAGAACCCAAGGATTTAACCAAAGCCATAGGGATGCTGCAGATTGCAAGTACTATGCTCAGTAAAAGTAAACAGTAAAGGATCATTATGCTGACACTACTCTCCACGCTAATTTCGTTTTTAATGGGCGGTTTGCCCAAGATTCTGGAATTCTTTCAAGACCGGGCGGATAAAAAGCATGAGTTAAATCTTGCCCAGATGCAGATCACCCGCGAGCTTGAACTGCGTAAAGCAGGCTTTGAGGCTCAAGAAAGAATTGAACATATCAAGTCTGAGCAGCTAGAAACAGAGAGCGCGGCCAATACT